ATTGTCATCCTTGATGTTGACAAGAACCATGAAAATCTTTCAAAGCAATGGGGTTCTACTCTTGAAAAAGCTCCAAAGATAGTAAGTCCAAAGAAAAACGCAGCTAAATATATATTCAGGGTTCCTGAAGAATTATGGGGATCAGTTAAAGGTCATGGATTAAGACAGGAAGACGGTGGAGATTATGAAATTCTTTGGGGGCCAAACAGACAAGGACTGTTAATGGGTGCTTACCCAGGGCACAAGAGGACTAATACGCCAGAAGGGCATTATCTGCTTCAAGGAGACTTAAAAGTTATTCCAGAGGCTCCTGCGTGGCTTATAGCGGAGATGAAAGCTCCTCCTAGAACGAACCAGAATAGAAAAGATCTTGATTTCTCAGATAGAACTGATGATGAAATTATTCAAATCATTGGTGACTGCTTAAGCGTTATTCCTCATAGGGGTGCTGGTAGTAGGGAGCAATGGGTTCAAGTAGGAATGGCTATCAACTCTGCTTTACCTAACGACATGGGTTTAGCTCTGTGGTCTAGTTGGTCTGCTCAAGATCCTGATTACTCTAATGAATGGAACGAAGCTGACGATCATCACAATCCTTGTACTGAACCTTGGTACTCCTTCAAAGGGTCTGGAGTTGGTCTAGGAACTTTAATTTGGTTAGCAGATAGAGAAGATCCAAAGAGGAAACGATTTCCTGAAGACATCGCCAAAATCGTTAAGGCAGCAGAAGAAAAACAGGTACAGGAGATCAGGGCAACGGTTCTTGACTTTGATGAAGTTGTAAAACGTGCNAAAAATATTCTTGATCTAGATAATCCAGCAGAAGTTAATTACAAGCTCAACGCCTTAGCTCTTCAGTCTGGTTATAGAGATCAATCAGCAATAGAAAAAATTATTGTTGATCAACTCGCTTATGAAAACCAAAAAGGAATCTTCGATGCAGAACAGCTAATGAAGATGGACATCAAACGTGAATACTTGATTCCTGATCTTCTTCCTAGTCCATCTGTTGTCTTGATATATGGAGCAGGTGGTGACGGTAAATCGATGAGTGCTTGGACTCTTGCAAAACATGTTTCTAGTGGAACTCCTTTTGTAGTTAGAGGGAGTCTCGTTCCGATCAAGAAAGGGCCAGTTCTTATCTTGAATGGAGATCAGCCATTAACACAGTTACGGGAACAGCTTGAAGAAGTTGATTACCCAGTTAATACAAATACAAAAATCCTTACCGACTGGCAGTTACAAAGATATGCTCAGTTCGTTCAGTTAATGAAAGACTATCAACCAAAGTTAGTCATCATTGACTCCTTGATTGGTTGTAGCGGTGGTAAAGCTTTTGATGAAAACAAATCTGACTTTGCCACGCCTTTGTATTGGTTAACCAGAAATAATGGAAACCTCTTCCCTAAAACAACAATTCTGATTATTCATCACGCTAATAAGAACGGTGGTTTTAGAGGAACTTCTGCTATCAGAGATGCAGTTGATGAAACATGGGCGTTATCTAAGCCTTCAGAAGAAGAAGCTTCCAGAATCGGCAAGTTTAGTAGGTTAATCACCATTGAAAAATCCCGTCAGGGAAGGATGGGTACTCAACTCCTTATGCAAATGCAGGATGATTTGAGCTTTACAATTGCTGATCACACGCCTGAAGTAGAGTCCGAACCAACACCAACTTCCGTCACTGGAAGGGTTCTTCAAAGAATGAGAGTTATATATCCACAGACAAGAACTACCAATGATCTAGTTGACGATCCAGTGCTAGAAGGAAAACCACCTGCAATAAGAAAATCTGTTCAGCGTTTAGCTAAGAGAGGTTTGATCGAAGTAGTTTCTAACGATCCAGTGACTTATAAAGCTGTCCTCGCACGGGGAGAGGTTCAGGAAAGTGTCCCAAACAAGCAAACTCCAGTGTTGGAACGGGATTAGGTATGGGACACAAGCATGGGACATAGCAAAAGTGTCCCATCGAAGTAATGAATGGGACACATTATGAATGTCCCATAGCACTGTCCCACCTCTAAAGCTAGTGCTGGAACGGGATCTGCTTGATTGGGACACATTTGGATATATCCCCCCGTGCGTGAGTTGACTATTTGTGTCTAATCAAGTATTATTCTATTAGTTACACAAATCCAAATGTCTGAAGTCTACGAGGTCTACGAATATAGCTGGAACTCTGAAGATGAGATGATTTACGTTGAAGCTGAAGTAGCAGATTCAATTATGGTCAGTCATGCAACCTTATACGAACCAGAGCAATGGACTCATGGCAGATGTATGACTACTTTCATCTGGAACGATGATCCTCTTGACGTACCAACTAAGGAAAATATCTTCAGTCACATCAATAACAACCCTGCTATCGAATGGGAACTCATAATCCCTGACGATTGTTAAGTAATATACTATTATTGTAAAAACTAGAATACTAATGAGCGAAAAGAAGAAAGGACACGGAACTCGTAAACACTTTCAAATACTTCTTTCTGANAACAGAGGTAATCTTTTTATTCAACTAATGAAAGAAAAAGGAGTTAAGCCTACNAACTGGTTAAGAGAAAAAGTTTATGCTTTCCTTGAGAAAGAAGCACCTCAAGATCTCTACCTGGAAGCTAAACAAAAAGATGAAATCGAATGGCAGCAAGTAGTCCAAAATCGATTAGAAGGTAGAGCTTTATCCAAAATTCTCAAATCAATTAGAAAAAAAGATGCGTTGCCCTAAATGTGATTTACTTCAAACTTCTCCAACATGCAAAGTCTTAGAAACAAGGAAAACTTATGAAAAAACAGCTACTAAAAGAAGAAGAATCTGTCAGTGTGGTCATCGCTTTGTGACCATAGAAAAAGTTATTAAACGTGCCAGAAAGCTTTCAGATTCTCAAATCGAAGCCGTCTTAAAATACCAAGATGCTTTATTTTCTGACGAACTCGCAGAGCTTTTAGGCGTTCACGTAGATACCATACGAAAAATTAAACGTGAACACAATGAAAAAGCTCCTTGATGCAGTTGGATCGTTTTTTGTTTACAAAAGTCCTAAGCCTTATGAAGGATTTGCAAGATTTCTAGTTGATCTCCCAAGCAGACAATTAAGATCATTGGCTGAAACAAATGCTCATTGCAGCAAAAAAAAATTAGTAAAACTTTATTTGGAACGCAACAATGTCTACACCGAAATACAAGATTAATGATCAAGTCAATAAGAAAAGAAACACTGGGGTTTTCTTAAGGACAGAATCCAACAGGGGAACCATTACCAAGGTCATAGAGAAACACAACAAACGAGATCGGATTTGTTATTACTACGAAGTTACATGGCCTGATAAGAGAAGGTCAGAACACGCACAACACATACTCGTTCCAGCTCCGTGAATAATGAATCAAACTTATTGTCCTTGCCCTAAGTGCGGTCAAATTAGGACTAGAGTTGTATGCACTAAACGAGATAATGATGGAGTCACGATTAGGCGTAGAAGATGCCCTATCTGTGAATACCGTTGGTACTCTCTTCAATACCCAGAAGTTGTTATAAAAAGCAGCGAAGTTAAATGGGGTAAATCTGGCTCTGATGCAACATTTGTCCCTTCATAAATCAAGTACTTTTCTTAGCCAATTTTTAAACGTACGTTGTCTAACAGGATTTTCCAAGCAAGCAATCCTGGCTTTGCATTTTGCTATTTCAGTTAAACAATTAGCAATAAATTGTGCTTGTTGAAAACTTTGTCTTTCAACTGCTTCGCAATGCCTTAGAAGTTGATCTTTAGTGGCTCCTTCTGAAAACCATCTAATTTTCTTTTCTAACTCCAACTCCTGTTCAACTGTAGGAGGTTCCATTAGTTGATCTAACAGAATGAATTGCTCATCCAAATTCTCCATCTAATTCTTTACCTTTAGCTGCTAACCCAGTGTAAACACCATGCAAAGGATTGTCAGGTCTGTGACGACCATCAAGAACGTACCAACGCTCCATATCCATCATCCTTTTCTTGTCTTCTTCTATCCACTCTGATTTGTATTTAGTCATTGCAATGTAGTAGTTGAACTAGGGTATAACCTTGACTGAAGGAAGTTTACAGCCTCGTCATCAAGTGTATTTGTAGTCTGTTTTGCTGCTGATTTCAACAGGTCAAGTAATAGTTTTTTACCTGTTTCGCTACGCAAAAAAGCATAAAGAAGAGGCAGAAAAGGTTTAGCTAGTTTTCTCATAATTAGACTCACTCTTCACAATGTTATATAAAACCGCTACATTTGGCTTGTGATCCCCATCACAACTTCAGAACCTCCCTAGATTTGCACAGAAGGGGAGGTTTTGTTGTTTAAGCCGATACTTAACCTAACAGGATTATGGAGCAAAAAACTATTGTATGTTTTTGTTCACACTGCCTTGAAATAAGACGGCAACAAACAAGATTACAAGAGTTGAATAAGAGCAGAAAAGCCGTTAAGTTGTCTAAGTAATTTACTCATCATGCAAGTAAATTATTAAACACGCAGTGGGATGCGATGTTAGTCAGAACCCCTTAGCTCTTAGAGGACGCTAAGGGGTTTTGCTATTTGATTTATGATGATAAACCTCAACTTCTGACTTGCATTGAGGGCAACTGAGAAAAGCGATGTAATCAAAATCCTCTAAGTGTTCGCAATTAGAATCACTTCCCCAAATCAATTCAGTTTGACAATGCCAACAGTTCATTTCGTTTCAAAGGCCGTTAGACACTATAAGCAATAACTGATCCAGCACTTGTCTGAGTGACGCTAGTAAAGATTCCTTCTATCTCTGTACCTGCTTTTAAAGCAATTCCAGAAACAGTTGTCGTTCCNTTTTTAGTGACGTTTGGAGAAACNAAAGTAACTGTTGAATCTGTTAAGCAAGTGATCTTNGCAAATCTGCCCGTATGAGCAGCAGTGTCGGTGATGATGTTTGCTCCTTTAAAGCTAGAAATTCCCATTGGTTTNACTCCGTTTGATTGCTACGTTACACGNCCCACTTATTCTAAGACCTACTTTCATACATTTCACTTCTTTTTCTCCCAGTGTTTTATTAATAATTCTAATTCTTTAATNCTGGCCCTAGCCATTGCTATCTTTTCCTCCATGCGTCTGGATCCCGTCTAGCAGTTAGTGTAGCTATCTCTTTATCAATAGCATTTAAACGATGGAAAATTTCACGTATATCACGCTGCCTCTTATTTGTTTGGTTCGCTAAAACCATTAACGCTCCAGAGATNGCAGCCCCTACAAGTGCTGCNAGTANTTCTTGAGGCATTTTTATCCTTTTGGAGTAATCTTAGACTATTGTTTCTAGTTTTNTATGACAGAAAAACAAACTCCTGAATCCAAGCCTAATAAAAAAGGGCCAATTGGTAAACTAAAAGACATCGCTGAAGATAAAGAAGAACAGCTTCAGATCATAGGTGTAGCAGTACGTTTGGGTGTTGTCATTTGGTCTGGATTTATCGTAACTTTAAACTATATAACTATTCCAGGCTACAGTTCTGACCCTAAAGATATAACTTTTCCTGCGAGTTTGCTAACTGGAGCCTTGGCTTCGTTTGGTTTAGAAGGTGGAAAAAAGCGTGGTGATGGAACGTATAAATCAGAGGATGAAAAACCTATGAATAAAAAGGAGATACAAGCAATGTTGAGTGAGCAGTCTGGGTCGTTCCAAACCATAAGAATCGAAACTCCTATTAAACTGGTTCCACAAGAACCTAAGATTGACCCCATCACAGGGAAAGAAGTCGATCCACAATCAGGAAAACTCACATGAAAAAGTTTTTAATCTTGCTTTTACTAGCGAGTCCAGTGCAAGCTGATATGCGACACTCAATCACTACATCAGCAAAAGTTACCTTAGATGCTGCATATAGTTCTGCAAATCGTATTGGGACAACTTACAGCGTTACAGGTAACAACATCACACCGAGTACTACTGTTTCAGGCACTACAACCTCTGGTGCTATCGGAGGATTGACGGCTGATAGTGTCACAGCAGGAGTACCAGCGATTGTAGATACTGACTTCGCTATAACCACTGCTGGCTCTGCCTATTCGATGACAGAAAGCCTGACGATGGGAGATGCAGTTCAGAGTGCAACTACTGTGACAGGTGGCGTTGTTCCTGCATTACCTTCTCTTGGCTCAACAGTTACAGGGTCGGGCGGTGTCTCAGGTGGGACGATTACTTCTTTAAGCTCTGGTGTGCATACTTGTGCTGGAACAATGGGAGCTGGTTCAAGTTGCACGGCACAGACCATAGTTGAATCGGTGGTGGATTAGTGCATGTTCCACTTATTGCTGCTTTTGTGGCTGTCATTATTGTTGCTGTTTTCAATTTCCTAATGTGGAAACATTACATGGATATACATAGATGAAGCGTTATCTCCCGCTATTGTTGTTATTAAATACTACTGAGATCCTAGCTGTACCAGTGGTTCCCAATTTTTCTAGCGGAAGCATGTCAGCAGTAACACGTACCACACAAAATATTACAGAAACAATAGTTTCAACAGATTATAATACTGGTCATTCTCTATCTATAACAGGGGCAAATTTAGAAATAGATGGANCAACAATGTTACCTGACCCTACAACTATTAACCAAACTGTAAATGGGACAACTTATTCATGGACTGGAGCCGATCTAACAACAATGCCCAATGTAACTATCAAAAATGCAGG